CACGGAAAAGCTCAAGCACAAAGTGGATATAATGATGATCTAGTAATGGCATTAGGTATAGGATTATTTACTAGAGACACTGCAATGAAATTCTATGAACAAGGAATGGATTTAAATAGAGCTATGATATCTAATATAACACGAGTGGGATATGATGGACCTTCAACACCTATGGGATTTCAAAACCCTTACTCAATCAGTGACGGACGTGGAGGATTTGAAGATATATCATGGGTACTTGGCTAATAAATATTTATCGATATAATAAAAAACAATAATGGCAGAACAACAACCAGGCCTATTTGAAAGACTTAAACGCCTGTTTAGTACTGATGTAATTATCAGAAACGTAGGTGGTAATCAATTAAGAACAATTGACATTGATAGAATACAAGCCGTTGGTAATGTAAAAACTAACGCTCTTATAGATAGATTTACTAAACTTCATCGTTACGGCGCTAACATGCCATATAACCCAACGATGAACTACCAAACACTTCGTATTCAGCTATATACTGACTATGAAGCAATGGATACCGAATCAATTATTGCTTCTACACTTGATATCATCTCAGATGAATCAACATTAAAAAATGAAGCAGGAGAAGTATTACAAATTATAAGTGCTGATGAAAATATTCAACGTCTTCTTTATAATTTATTTTACGATATTTTAAATATCGAATTTAATTTATGGATGTGGATTCGTAATATGTGTAAATATGGTGACTTTTATTTACACCTTGAAATTGCAGATAAATTTGGTGTATATAATGTAACACCATTATCTGTTTATGATATGATTCGTGAAGAAGGTCAAGATCCTAAAAATCCATCTTTAGTACGTTACAGAATAGACCCTATGGTAATATATGGTGGTGGGTATGTAGATCGTGAAGCAGATAAAGATGGTAAAATTATATTTGATAATTACGAAATAGCTCACTTTAGATTATTAACTGACGCTAACTACCTTCCATATGGTAGATCGTACATCGAGCCTGCTCGTAAAACTTATAAGCAGTATGTGCTAATGAAAGATGCGATGTTGTTACATCGTATTACTCGTGCCCCAGAAAAACGCGTATTTACTGTAAATGTAGGTAATATTCCACCACATGAAGTTGACGGATTTATGCAGAAAATAATGCAGAAGATGAAGAAAACTCCATATATTGATCAACAAACTGGTGAATATAATCTTAAGTATAATATGATGAATATGATGGAAGATTTTTATCTTCCAACTCGTGGTAATGATACTGCAACTAAAATTGATACTATTAAAGGTCTTGAATACAATGCAATTGAAGACGTAGTATTCTTACGTGATGAGATGTTAGCTGCACTTAAAGTACCTAAAGCGTTCTTTGGATTTGAAGCCGATTTAGAAGGTAAAGCTACATTAGCTGCTGAAGATATTCGCTTCGCTCGTACAGTAGAACGTATTCAACGTATAGTATTATCTGAGCTATATAAAATAGCATTAGTACACTTATATGTTCAAGGATATGATGGTGAATCATTAGCAAACTTTGAATTAAATTTAACTACTCCATCTGTAATATACGAACAAGAAAAAGTAGCATTATGGAAGGAAAAAGTTGATTTAGCTAAATCAATCCAAGATACTAACTTAATGCCTTCAGATTGGATTTACCATAATGTATTCCAGTTTAGTGAAGATAAATTTGATGAATATCGTGATTTAGTAATTGAAGATAAAAAACGCACATTCCGCCTTGCACAAATTGAAAACGAGGGTAACGACCCAGCAAAAACAGGTAAGTCATACGGTACACCACACGATTTAGCTGCGATGTATGGTAAAGGTAGAGCAGGAATGAATGTAAATGGTCCTGTACCTGTTGGATATAATGATGATAAAGTAGCAGGTCGTCCTAAAGAAAGAGCATCTATTATAGGTACACAAGAAGATCCATTAGGTAAAGATAGATTAGGTAGAATGGCTAACAATACTACCTCAACCCCTAACGAGACCGGTGAAGGAACACCAAAAGGTGGTTCACCTTTAGCACTAACTGAATTAAAAAGAAATCAAAATCTACTTAAAGGTATTAAAGTAGAACGTAAAAGTCTAGTGTTCGAGAATATACAGGAATCATCACTATTAGATGAGAAAAACATTAAGGACATATAATAAATACATATTTATTGATAGTGCATACTATTCATTATGAAAATTAAACACAGCAAATTCAAGAATACGGGTATCTTATTCGAGTTGTTGGTTCGCCAAATAGCTTCTGATACTGTATCTAATAAAGATTCTGCTGCTATTGGATTAGTTAAAAAACATTTTAGCAAATCCGAATTAGCAAAGGAATATAAATTATATCAAACACTAGTATCTCCTAAATCACTAAGTGAAGCTAAAGCTGAAACATTCATCAACTCAACGTTGGATGCTTCTTTGCGTTTAAATAAAACAGCTTTACGTAAGGAAAAATATAACCTGATTAAGGAAATACGTGAGCATTATGATATTGAAGAATTCTTTAAAGCAAAGATCAACAACTACTCACAATACGCTGCAGTATACAATTTAATTGAAGCACATAATTCACTTGAATTTGTAGCACCACAACAAATTATCGACAATAAAATTACTTTACTTGAGCATATTACTCGTAAAGAAATTGATAAGGAAGGTGTTAAAGATCGTGTGATGGAAGAATATATCAAAATGGATAAAGGATCTCGTATATTAGCTTATCGTATGTTGTTGGAAAAATTCAACGACAAATACTCTACTTTATCTGATCGCCAAAAATTAATATTAAAAGAATTCATTAACAACATCACTAATACAACTAAATTACGTGAATTTGTTAATAAAAACTTTAGTATAATAACTGAAGAAATTACTAAAATAATCCCTTCAGTATCAGATAAAACTACTCAAATTAAATTAGCTGAAGTAATTACTTTACTTCAACCATTAGATAAAACTCAAACCGTAAAAGATGAAAATGTTATTTCGCTTTTACAATATTATCAATTAATTGAAGAATTAAAAGCAGTTAAATAGTGGATTTAAAAGAATATATAAAATCTCTAATACGTAAACAGATAGAAGAAATGTCTGTTACTGGTGGGGGAGAAGCATATTCTACTCCATTTGCCTTTGCTAAAAAAGGACAAAAAACAAATGCTGCTATCCAAACGGCTAAATCTCAAGGAATGAAATTAGTTCCTGCAGGAATACCAAGTGATTCTAAAGTAAAAGATTACAAAGCAATTTGGAAATCAGCTGAAAAACCTAAATATAAGATGTACAAAGAATCATTAGTAAAATTAATTGAGCAAGAATTACTTAACGAAGTAACATATTCTAAATTCAAAAAAGAAGTAAAGCACAGAACTAAATCTGAGCAATTACATAAAGCAATTCGTGAAGTAAAGCGCAAATTAATGGAAATTGATCGTATTGTAGAATATACTTCTCGTATGAAACAAGAATTAAGTGAAGATGAAGGTGGAATTTCATATTGGAAAGCAACCCAAAATAATATTGGTAGAATTTCTGAAATGGTAAACCAATTAAATAACAAAATTAAAAACCTTCATCAGTAATGGCAAAGGCAAAGGGTTCAGGTACAGCAGCTAAAGTTACATTCGGCAAAAAAAGAAAAGGTAAAGCAAAAAAATCATTTAACAAGCACGATCGTTCAGAAAAAAACTATCGCGGACAAGGAAAAGCATAATAACTATGAAAAGCATACAAAACCAGTACATTGATTTAAAAGAAGGCAGAATGTCACAACATAACTTTATGCGCAACTTGCGTATGAGTATGCCTCAATATATTACTAATGTAACTTCATTTAAAGATGCTGTAAGAATTCTTAAAAATAAAGCTATATTAACTGAAAGTGATCTTAGCCGTGACGCTGAATTAGGTGGTGTTGAAGAAGATTTTAAACAACTTCTTGCTAAAGGCTATTCATATTCTGAAGCATTAGAACTTATTGCTCAAAACACAGGTATGGATCCTGACGAATTAGAATCTATGCTCCCACAAGATGCTGTTGATACTGAAGGATATGAAGATGAAGATAATGAATTAGATGCTATAATTGCTAAAATGGGTAGTGAAGAAGAAGCAGAAAAAGCAATTAAAGGTGGCTTTGGAATTCAAGACCCATTAGAAGAAGCAAACGGTGAATTTCCTCGTGATCCTGAAGAAATGGCTCAAGCAATTGCTGATGAATTTGGAGATGAATTATTATCTCTTTCGGGTATAAAAAGAGAAAGAATGGCTATTAGTCATGCATATGAAAAAATTCTTAATTCTGGTCATCCTAAAGCTAAAATTATTGCAAGAAATTTAGCATTTGGGTATGCTGATGAAGATTGGCCAATGGAGTACATTAGTGCTTTAAACCAAAAATTAAAAACTCCAACACCAGAAATACCTATGTTTAAAGGTACTAGAGATGCTTTAGATAGTTTATCTATTAGAGAAGATCAAGAACTAAATGAATACGAACACACATATCGTAAAATAGATGGTGTTTGTTATAAAATAGATGATGAAGGTAATAGAACAAGAGTAGCAGATCATTATTGTCGTTATAGTGAGGACTTAAATGAAGCCAGAAAGAAAAAAGCTCCTAAAAAAGAATTACACCCAAATCAAATTCACCCAAGTGAATTAAGAATGGGTATTAAAGTTGAATTAGAACATACAGACGAATTAGATAAAGCAAAGAAAATTGCTTTAGATCATTTAGCTGAAAATCCATACTACTATACAGCATTAAAATTAGCTGGTGTTGATTCACCTTCAGCTCCAAAAGCTAAAGCTCCTAAAGCAGCTAAAAAAGAAAAAGCAGCTGAAGCTGAATTAGTTGATAAAATCAACGCAATGAAGCCAGTTAAAGGCTTTGAAAAGGCTAAAGCATCATCAAATAAAACTAAAAAAGAAACTAACAGCGGTGTTAAAGGCGTTAGTGAATTAACTCATAACGCTAAATCAGTTCGTGGTTTACAAAAGTTTGCTGCTACTGGTGGTAAAATGAAAACAATTAAATTACAAGAAGAAATTGATCCTGAAATTGAAGGAAAACCATCACAAGCTTATTTAGATTTTTTAGCTAGAAAAAAACAAGGTAAAGAATTAATGCAAGCTACTAATGCTGATGGAGTTAAATTTTCTGTAAACGATATGGTTGTTGCTCCTGATGGTAAAGAAATCAAAATTACTGGCTTTACAACGGGCAAAGACGGAAAAATGAAAGCTATGTATAGCGCAGGTATGTTTGCTGATGTATATAATCTAGATGATTTAGAGAAAAAATCACCATTTAGACCAGGTGTTGATTTAGGTAAATCATTTGATAAATTTAAATCTCAATTAGAAGTACTTGTACGTGAAGTAGTAAATGAAACTTTTGATGGTAGAGATAATTTAACTGACGTAGAATAATATGAATAAATCATTATTAGTAGACCACACATCATTCCAATCAGCTAATCTAACTATTTTAGAAAATAAACAGTTAGGTGAAGGTAAAAATCTTGTTACCCTTGTAGGTAAACTACAAGAAGCTGAACAGAAGAATGGTAATGGTCGTGTATATCCTCGTGAAATTCTTAAAAGAGAAGTTGAAAAATATGCAGAGGGTCCTATAAAAACACGTACTGCTTTAGGAGAACTCGATCATCCTGAAGCATCTGTTGTAAATTTATCTAATGCCTCTCACGTTATTACAAAAGTATGGTGGAAAGGAAATGACCTAATGGGACAACTACAATTATTACCTACACCAGCAGGCAACATTGCTAAAGCATTAGTAATGGCTGGTATTCCACTTGGAATATCATCTCGTGGTATGGGGTCTGTTAAACAACTTGGTGAAACAGTTGAAGTACAAGACGATTTTGAATTATTATGTTGGGATTTAGTATCAGTACCTTCAACTCCAATGGCTTATATGTCATTAGCTGAATCTAAGCAACACAGATCTATAAAAGATTATAGTAAAGTAAATGGTTTAATAACTGAAATTATTTGTAACGCAACTGGTGTTTGTCCATTATGTTAAAATAATTCACGGTTTTTAGTATCTACATATATTTATGAGCATCCTATAATAGGTTGCTCATTCTTATGCAACCTCGGGTATATTACAAACCCCACATTAAGATTCCCAATAATCTTATTTCCTCAATTAAATTTAAGGAGAACAATTTATGTCAAACAAAGACTTATTCAAAGAGGCTATCGCCGACGCTAAAGCTGTCCGCGAAGCTGCGTTAGCAAACGCAAAAGTCGCTCTTGAAGAAGCTCTCGCTCCAAGACTTCAAAACATGATTTCTGCTAAATTGCAAGAAATAGATGAAGATTTAGACGAAGCTAGAAACAAGGACGAAGACAACATGGAAGAAGGATTTTATCCTAGCGAAACAAGTGACAAAATCCAAGACAGGTACAGAGCTGCTGGTGGTGCTGCACTTGAAGAGGGTGATGAAGAGCTTGAAGAAGACTTCGATTTATCTGAAATCTTAGCTGAATTAAGCAAAGAAAAAGACCTCGACGAAGCTGAAAAAGGCGAAGAAGAGGAAGAAGAAGAAGAAGTTGAAGTTGAAGATGAACCTGAAATCGAAGACGAACCTTCAGAAGACAGTGGTGAAAAAATGACTGATTTAACCGTTGATGAACTTAAAGACATCATTAAAGACATCATCTCAGCTGAAATGGGCGGTGGCGACATGAAAATGGGCGCTGACGACATGGGCGATATGGGTGGTGACGAAATGGGTGTTGATGTAGTAGGCGGTGAAGAAGAAGATGAAATCGCTGTTGACGAAATGTACAACGAAAAAGATGAAGATCTTATCGACGAAATCGACCTAGAAGAATTATTAGCTGAACTTGATTCTTTAGACGAAGCTGATGACACAGATGAATCTATGTATGAAGTTAAGAAAAAAGAAGACAAGAAGAAAAAAGAAGACAAAGAAGACAAAGACGAAATGAAAGAAGCAATCAGTACGATTGAAACTCTTCGTAACGAATTAAACGAAGTAAACTTGCTTAACGCTAAGTTGCTTTATGTTAACAAAATCTTCAAAGCTAAGAATTTGAATGAATCACAAAAACTCAAAGTAATTGCTCAATTCGACAAAGCAACTACTGCGAAAGAAGCTAAAACAATTTTTGAATCTATGAATAGTGCAATTGCTAAAGCAAATAAAAGCACTCTTAAAGAATCAATTGGATTCGCTTCAAAAGCTGCTGGTATGGCTCCTAAAAAACCAATTGTTGATGAAACAATGTCTAGGTGGCAGATGCTTGCAGGTATAACTAAATATTAATTTTTAAAAACACAAAATCGTTTAAAATGAACGTACAACAATTACTCGAATCATCAAACCAGTACAAAAGCGTATTGGACGATTCACAAAAGTTGTCTGCTAAGTGGACTAAATCTGGCCTTTTAGAAGGTATCAAATCCACTCACGACAAAAACACAATGGCAATGTTGCTTGAGAATCAAGCAAAGCAATTAGTAACCGAAGCTAACGTAACCGGTGGTACCAACAGTATGAATGGTGCTGGTTACAATGCAGAAAACTGGGCTGGCGTTGCTTTACCGTTAGTTCGCCGCGTATTCGCTGAAATCGCTGCTAAAGAATTCGTTAGTGTACAACCAATGAACTTACCTTCTGGTCTTGTATTCTATCTTGATTTCAAATATGGTAGCAATAATCAAAAACCATTCCGTTCTGGCGATTCACTTTACAGTGCTAATCCAAACACTAACGTAACTGATTTCGCTAACACCGCTTCTCTTTATGGTGCTGGTCGTTTCGGTTATTCTATCAATCAGTACACTGCTTCTGTTTCTGCTGCAACT